GTCTGCCGCCTTGGGTACATCGTGGAGCCCGGCATTGACGACATCATGGCGACCCACACTGTGTTCAACAGCCCGCTGGCGGCGGGGCAACACCCCTTCCACATCACTGTGGATATGATCCCCTGTGGGCGCTATCGGACGATGCTCCGGTTCGTGGGTAGGGTTGGATCAGACGGCACTGGAGGCGACTCCTACCAGATGATCAGCGCAATGCAAGGTGGTGCTGGAGATTACAGCGAGGGCAACCTCGACTCCTCCTACCACATCGGTCGTGTCTCTGCTGACCCTGCTGAGACCAACTTCATCCAGGGGGATGTCTTCTCCATCAAGGATGGGAACTCCGCGTCTCCCGTGCGGACCATCGCATTCATGAACAGCCTGAGTGGGAGTGAGGTCTTCGAGCAGGACGGAGCGTCTGGCGAGGACTTCGATGTCCTCATCGGGGCTACCAAGGAGGACACGCTGGACAACCTGGAGACTGCACTGGCGAGAAGCCCGTTCAAGCTCTGGACCTACCGGGTGACCACTGAGGCGGTTCTGATCTATGCCCCCTACGGAGGCCTGAACCATTACGGACAGAGCACCATGGCGATCACACTGGTCAACAAGGAGACCAACAGCGCCATGCTCCTGACTGACTTCTCGTCTGGTGCAGACGACAGCAGATTCGACTGGTCAACGGACCAGGAGTTCTTCCTCCACGCCCGTGCCGTAGGCAACCAATCCTGGGTCTACCACATCGAGTCCTACCAAATCGGGGGCACTAAGGGGTGGTCCCACCCTCTTCGCTGAATCATGGTCACCTACACCTACACCGATGTGAGCTACGGTCCTGGCTCCCAACAGAAGTGCGACATCTGGGCGGGGACCAACGCCTCAGGTAACCCCCAGGCGTGCATCCTGTACTTCCCTGGGGGCGGCTGGAACCGCACGGACAAGAGCCTGGCAGAGCTCCTGTTCCACTTCTTCTCCAGTGCCCTTGGGTCTGCCAACCAGCAGGCTGTCCAGGGGCTCTACGAGCGCGACGATGACATCGTGTTCTGTGCGATGGACTACCCCATTGCTCAGTCCAACTCTGAGACGGGGATCGGCACGGACACCCCCGCCTGGAAGCGTGCTCCCTCCCACAGCACCTTCATGCAGGGTGGAATCCGAGCGGTCCACGATGCCGTGCGGTTCTTCAGGACCTACGGTCCCTCGCTGTACAACATCGACCCTGACAAGATCATCATCGCAGGGTCGAGTGCCGGCGGGCACAACGTGGCTGCTGCGGCCTACCAGTCAGGGGAGGGCTACTCGACCAGCCTGGATGTGGGGTTCACGCACGCCGAGCTCAACACGGTGTCCAACGTCCCCGATGCGGTGATCCTCCACCAGACCCCCATGGACATCTCCCTGACTCCTGGGGGGCTGTACAACGCCTTCACGGGGTTCGAGGACGGGAACTTCCAGACGGACCTCGACCTCCTCGAGCGGGTCAAGAGGTGCGCCGGTCTTCGCCTGGTGGACTTCAGTCCCAACAAGATCCCGGTGTTCTCTTGGTACGACACGGAGTACATCCCGTCCTTCAACCCGGCGGATGACCTCGACAACCTCAACGGTGCCCACAGTCCCTACTGGGGGGTGGCCCACCACACGAAGCTGGCTTCGAGGAGTACCCCGAACCACCAGCTCGTTGTGTTCGCAGAGGACTCGGGTGGGGACCTAGCGGCTGCCACTGGCTCTTGGGCATCGCTGTTCAACCCTGATGCCCTGGCGAACAACCTAGGGTCCACCGCTGCCTGGCCCACGGTCCAACTACGGACCTGGCTCCAAGCAATCAACATGCTCCCCGCGGACTGACATGAACGAAAAGACCCTCCAGACCCTCCAGGACATCCTGGCCGAGGAGCTCCTCGCTCGCATCAAGTCGGGTGAGGCGACCCCCTCGGACCTCAACGTGGCCCGTCAGCTCCTCAAGGACAACGCGATCGTGGTGGACATCCGTCGTGAGGACTCCCCCACCGCCAATCTCGCGGACAAACTGCCCTTCCGTCGAGTCGATTAGCTTCCGGTAGCTGCCGGAAGTAAGGCACCCCCGTCCCAGGTAGCGAGGCTGGGCGGGGGTGCGTTTATTCGAGCGGGGAAATGTTGCGGCACATCTCACAAGACCAAGTGAGAAGCTTCAGAGAGCTTATATGTCAGATACAGATGCACTCAAGTCCGACTTCAGGAACTTCCTCTACCTGATCTGGAAGTACCTGAATCTCCCTGACCCCACCCCGGTGCAGTACGACATCGCGGACTTCCTCCAGTCGGGGCAGAAGCGTCTCCTCATTGAGGCCTTCCGTGGTGTGGGCAAGTCTTGGATCACCTCGGCCTATGTGGTCTGGCTGCTCTTCAAGGACCCCCAGCTCAACATCCTGGTGGTCTCTGCATCCAAGCAGCGTGCCGACGACTTCTCCACGTTCACCCTGAGGCTCCTGCAGGAGATCCCCCTCCTCGAGCACCTCCAGCCCCGGGAGAACCAGCGGTCCTCCAAGATCGCCTTCGACGTGGCCCCTGCCCGTGCCTCCCACGCCCCCTCGGTCAAGTCAGTGGGCATCACGGGTCAGATCACGGGTTCTCGCGCAGACGTGATCATCGCTGATGACGTGGAGGTGGTGAACAACTCCCTCACCCAGATGCTCCGTGAGCGTCTCTCAGAGTCCGTGAAGGAGTTCGAGGCTGTCCTGAAGCCCAAGACACAATACGGACAGATCATCTTCCTGGGCACCCCCCAGACCGAGCAGTCCCTCTACAACGACCTCCCGACCCGTGGCTACACGGCTCGCATCTGGCCCGCCAGGTTCCCCAGTCCCAGCAAGCTGACCAGCTACTCAGGACGCCTGGCACCCATGATCCAGGAGCCCCTGGAGAGGGCAATCGCTGGGGATGTCTCAGATAGCCCTGTGAGCTATTTGGAGACCCGCCTGACCCAGACCCCTCAGAATCAATCCGGAGGCCCGGAGCACCCGATTCTGGAAGCCTACGACGAAGCTGGGCTCGATGGTAAGCCCACAGATCCCCAGCGGTTCGATGAGAACGAACTGGAGGAGCGGGAGATCTCCTACGGGAGGTCTGGTTTCGCCCTCCAGTTCATGCTGGATACCAGCCTCTCCGACGCCGAGAGATACCCCCTGAAGCTGGCGGATCTGTTGGTCATGGATCTGGACGTGGAGGTGGGACCGGAGAAGGTGGTCTGGGGTACTTCCCCCGAGCTCATCATCAGGAACCTCCAGAACGTGGGGTTCGCTGGAGACCGCTACCACAGACCCCAGCAGACGGTGGGAGAGTTCATCCCCTACCAGGGGTGTGTGATGGCTATCGACCCCTCAGGTCGAGGGGGTGACGAGACTGCCTACTCCATCGTCAAGATGATCAACGGGCAGCTCTTCCTCGTCGCCTCTGGTGGGTTCCTGGGGGGCTACACGGAGAGCACCCTGGAGTCCCTGGCGAGGAAGGCGAAGCACCACAAGGTCAACTGGGTGGTCGCTGAGAGCAACTTCGGTGACGGCATGTACACCCAGCTCATGAGGCCTGTCTTCGGGAGGATCTACCCCTGCACCATCGAGGAGGTCCGTCACACGGGGCAGAAGGAGCGGAGGATCATCGACACCCTCGAGCCCATCATGAACCAGCACAAGCTGGTGGTGGACACCTCCGTGGTGGAGAAGGATGCAGGGGGGAAACGTCCTGATCTGTCCCCCGGTGAGAACCTCAGCTACCAGATGTTCCACCAGATGACCCGGCTGACCAAGGACAAGGGCTCCCTCAGGCACGATGACCGCCTGGAGGCCCTCGCCATGGCTGTCAACTACTGGGTGGACCGCATGGGCCACGACGTGGACAGGAACATGGAGGACCGCAGGGAGGACCTCCTACAGCAGGAGATCGAGCAGTTCATCCTCGACACTGATGGCCCTGAGGACCCCAACTGGCTACCCCAGATGCTGGTCAGATAGACACCCTTTGGGGTGACAGCCCCTACCAGAATCTCCCTTTGGACGGGGGAACCCCAGCCGGCACAGGAAGAGCTGGGGGGACTGTCGTGATGACAGACCAATCAACATCTGTCTGCCCAGCTTAAGGGTGGGGCCAGTAGGAGCAATCTCTGGTTCTCATGTGTCAGGCTCGAGGGGGAATACTCGTAAAGTGACACAGGGCACGTTGTACCCCATGTGGGTGCATCGAATTCAGGGACACCTGATTGCCCTCCCCTTGCTCTCCCATGAACAGGTCCCCTGAGGGGGTCCTGAGGGGCCTTTTAGGTCTCTAATGGGGGGGTAAGGGGGGGCAGTCAGGGGATATATAGAGGGTCTAGAGGCTCTAGAGGGCACTATTGGGACTGAAGATCACCCCCGGTTCAGAGACCTTGAGATGGGGTCCCTACTCCATCCTCCTCCTAACCAAACCCAGTCTCTCTGAAGAGAACTGCTACGGGGTCTACAATGGTCAACCCCCCAGGGTGACTATCGAGATCCTTGATGGTCTTTCCCCATCCATCACATCAGCGACCATGTTCCATGAGCTCGTCCATGCTGTGGATGAGTCTCTAGGTCTTGGGTTGACTGAGAAGGCTGTGAGAGGGGTGGAGGTGGGTATGTGTTCCATCCTCCAACAAAACCCTGAGTGGGCAAGAAGGTGGCTTGAGGGTCTCCTCGAGACCCCCTAGTCCCTCAGTCATTGATTGGTGAGTCCTGTCTAGGCCGGTGTGGTATCCACTCAGACAGCACTTCACAGGTTGCAAGATGTAGGGGGGTCTTCTAGAGGCCTCCTAGTAACCATCGGACCAATGGGTAGCCCCCACTGGTCCCTTCGACAACAACAACTGAAGGGCCACTGGTGTGGATCTACCCTACGTCTCTGTCTGCACAGGCATCGGACTCCTCGACCTCGCTGTCACCAGAGTATTCCGAGGTGCTCGCCCAGTCTCTCTGGTGGAGAGGGAAGCCTTCTGCATCGAGCACCTGGCGCAGAAGATGGAAGAGGGAGTCTTGGCTCCGTCGCCTATCTGCACGGATGTGCGAGAGCTACGAGGAGGCGACCTCCCTGATGTCGATCTCCTCTTCGGTGGCATCCCCTGTCAACCCCACAGTCAAGCCGGCAAACGGGGGGGACACCGAGACGAGAGAGACCTCGTCGATGAGTTCCTCCGTCTCACTGGCGAGCTGGAACCCTCCCTCGTCATCGTGGAGAACGTCCAGGGGTTTGTGGGGCCTGGAGGACTCGGAAGACTTCTCGGGCCGCTGGCCGACCTCGGGTTCCATGCTGAGTGGGGAACTCTTCGAGCAAGCGACGTTGGAGCGCCCCATCGAAGGAGGAGAGTCTTCGTTCTGGCCTACCGCCACGGCAGGGGACTCCAAGTCCTCAGGAGCCTCCGGGTACTCGACGGACAGCGGGAGACACTCGGGGACCACGTTGACGGACTCAGCGAGGCAGTGGGCCACCCCGGATGCGACAGTCTCCAACGACGGGGAGGGACTGGAGACCTTCGAGGCCAGGAGGGCTCGGGTGAAAGCCAAGGGGATCAACGGGAACGGGATGGGGACACCGCTAGCCATGCAGTGCAAGCAGTGGGCCACCCCGACCACCAGAGACCACAAGGACGGCTCCGACATGACGACCCCAGTCAATGGCTACCTTGGCCGCCAGGTCCTGAGGGCGACTGGAGTGGAGTCTCCGAAGAAGCCCTACCGACTGAACCCATCCTTCGTGGAGTGGCTGATGGGAGCTCCATCCGGGTGGATCAACTTCGAGCACTAGGGAACTCTGTGGTTCCCCTGCAAGCAGAACTGGCGATACGGAGGCTCGTAGCGAGAGCCTTGGACAAGCAACGACTGGAGGAAGACTGATGGGTAAGGCAGCCGACAAGGCCAAGAGGCATGTTCAGGATATCCTCGACGGCAGCGCCCGCTGGGTGGTGCGTATCCCCGCGCAGCCCGACAACGACTCCGACTGCATCATCCTGGACGGCATCAAGGAGCTGGAGGAGAAGGTCGAGCGACTACAGGAACTGGAGTGGCTCCGCATCTCAAGACTGGGTCAGCTCCCCGAGACTGTACGGAAGGCGTGCGCTGAGGCTGAAGCCCAACGTGACCGCCTGGTGGAGGTCCTGCGGGAGGTCGTGATTCAGGAGAGTGTTGACGTGGCCTGCGCTGCCCTGTCCGAACTGGAGACCCCCACATGCACCGAATAGTCAAACGGAACAGCATGAACTGGGCCCTCGAGGTCTACGTCTCCCACCCCAAGAAGGAGGGCGCAAAGCCCTACTGGAACACCAGTCAACCTGTGGGGTTCTACTCGACACCCGAGCTGGCCCTCAAGGCCTTCATCCGTCGTGGTCTAGCCTTCGAGGACGGGACTGACGCTCGAGAACTGTTGGGTCAACTATCGACCCTGATGGACGACTGCGAGAAACACCTGATTTTGCCCTCGGAGGCCTGACATGACTCATATCACCTGGAAACGATTTGCGTGCTCAATAGGTATGATTCTCGCGGTCCTGGGGACTGCTGTGGGGAATGTCCCGGTGATCACTCCCAGGCCCTCAGTGAACAAGCCGATCAAGAGGGTACCATTGGGCCCAGGGGGACTGGGGGGACTAGAGGTTCTCGAGGTGACTGTTGTGGACTGGGGGGACTCGGGGGTACTGGTGGTTTTGGTTACAAAATCTGTGTAGTTGAATAACGGGGTCACTAGCTCGACTTCCCCCCTTGGGGGGTATCTTCCCTTCAAAGGGGGCTCAACAGTCCCTCTAGAGTAGGACCGATGCCCCCCTATCACCGGCCCGACCTACCCTATCCCCCTACGCTCCAGGGACTTACGCTCGCCCCCACCGTGGGCAGCGCAGGATAGGGGGAGGACAACGGGGGGTCATGGGGGGTTCCAGGTGGGTGACAAGGGGGATATAGGGGGGACTAGAGGGCATGAATGTCCCTCGATATGGTCCCGTAGGTCGTTTGTCCTGAGGCGCAAGTAATTCCGAGAAAGAGCGATGGTTCGACAGTCCCCCGCCGTTATCACTAGTACCCGCCGGGTTGCCACCGGCACCGACCGATCAGACAGACAACGACAGGAACGACTGACATGCACCCCGCCAACGAGCACTGGGCTGACCCCTCCAAGATTCTCTATGATCATGACGCTACGATCGTCGCCCTCACGGCGAAGGGGTGGGATATCTCCTTCGAGGAAAGCCTCGACCCCGATACCGGCGAGCCCGTGATGGATGTCGAGGGACTCCTCGCCAATGACAACGGCTACAACTACCTCGCCCTAGATTGTCAGTTCTGGAGTGCCCCCACCCGTGTCCGCAGTGTCACGGTGTATCTGTGGGACGACAAGGGTGAGCGCTGGACCGAGATCAACCCTGAGAGTCACTCTGACGTTCCCGCTGCTCTGTGCTGTGGGAGGTTCGTCCAGTGATCTTCTCTGACTTCCTCGCATCCGCCAAGCGCCACGAATACGACTCGCTCCCCTCAGCTCTAGAGTACGTGCGCGATATGTACGACGATACGGGATCACCCGACCCCGTTGCCATCTGGACCCTCGACGATGACACGTGGCTGGAAGAGTTGCCCTCCGGTGACTTCCGGCTCTACCTCGGCCAAGGGGAGTACGAAGGGACACTGCGCAACATGGCAGTGGTCGCGTGGCACGATCTTGCAGTCGACAACCCTGATTACTGCGAGGGGCGGATGCCCGTCGCTACCGGCACCTTCCTGTCCCTCGGCCGGTTCCGTCAGTATCGCACCAAGAGAACCCTTGAGACCATTGACGACGATATCCTCGAAGCGATCGAAGATGCTGAGGAGCAAGATCAAGTCTCCTTCGTGTTCCTGTATCCCCACCGGTCATACATCACGGCCCACAAAGACGGGCAGTACCATCTGGTCCTCGACTGTGGCGAGTGGATCACGAAGGACCTAGGGTCCCTTGAGGAGCTACTGTACTCCTTCGTGCGCAGTGAAGTGGAGGGTGTCCAGTGATCGACCCCACCGCAATGACTACCGAGGAACTCGATATCATCTACACTGCCCTTGACCGGCGCCGAGAGTACCTCTCGGATGGGCTGGAGAATGAGGACGAGGAACCCGAGGTGCGGGAGTGGCTTGAGAAGGAGCATCAATCAGTGCTGGCCATCATGGAGACTCTCAAAGGGGAGTGGCCCAATCGGCCACGCTAGTCCCCACCAGTCACCCACCAGTCAACCCCCCGTTGTCACCAGACTTCGGGGGGTTCTTTCGTGCCCCCACCGGTAACCCCACCGTCCCCGCCAGCCGCCCTACGGGCCCCCTAGATCGCCCCGAACCCTCGATGCCCCCTAGATCGCCCACGGTCCCCGTGCGACCCTTAGACGGGCCCGTGGGGGCATCTTCCCATGGGCCCCTAGCGACCCACCGGGGAGCTCCACGGGGCCGCTGGAGTCGCTAGTCCGCGCTAGCGGGACCTAGGCCTAGTGGGTTGACCGGTGGGGGTCGCTAGTGCGCCGTGGGCACCTGGAACACGAAGGAGCCCCCTAGGTCCGGTGGGGACCTAGGGGGTTCGAACAGGGACAATAGAACGACCCCCTAGCCTCGAGGAGAGACTAGGGGGCCAAGGGGAGCCGGTGGAGCTCGAGCGGGACCTAGGGGGGGAACTGACAATCCATGCAGAGTGTCGTGTTCCCTCCTCGCTTCACGCGGATCGTAGCGGCGCACTCCTCGCAGTCGATGGTATGTCGTCCCAGGGGTGTGACAAAGAAGGAGGGCAGAGCTTCGAGGGCTTCCCTTGCTTCTCGCCGTGCATCCCTCCAAGCTTCCCGCTTGAGACCACGCTCGAGCTCACCGGTTGCAGCACGGAGAGCATCTTGAGTCGCGCCCCGCTTCTCGACCGCGTCCCGGTAGCGTTCCAGGGCTTCCCGGCAGTGCCGCACGAAGTAGTCTGCATTGCCCCGGGTGGCCCGGTTGTTTTCTCGGATGGTGAGATTGGGAGTCTCCACCGTCCGTAGGTCTCGAAGGATACCGGCATGGTAGCGCCGGATGCTAGCCTCGAGGGCCCGGGCATGGTCGTATGTCACACCGTCACCATATCCTTCCTCGTCTTCCTTCGCTTCACCCTGGACCCGTGGAGCGGAGTCCAGATAGACGCCCGTGGGTCACCGTCACCGTGGGCGGAACCGTTGCATAGCATGCAATCGGCGCATTGCACCTCACCTCCAGTCGCGGTTGCAGGACACTCGATGGAACTAGGGGGAGGACTATCGGAATCGTCGGCCCTGAATGTTCGCCATCCCCACATCTTGGCTTTCCGTTCCGTGGCATCATCTTCCACGGATGCCATCAGCCAACGCCGTAGTGCGGGGAACCGATGCCACTGATGGGTGTATCCCGTGTGCCCATGGGTTCGGGAAGCCCTCACAATGGAGCGTAGAACGTAGGACGGTATCGCAGCGGGATCACCGTATGCCCCTAGTCTAACCGGCTTCTTGAAGGGACTGCCGTCCCACGGGGGGGAGTTGCCGGATTTCCAGGACCGGTAAGCTGCTGCCGGTGCCTTACCGAGCTCA